CATATACATGGGTAAGTGTTAGTGGTTTGCAATCTAACGGTGCAGCATACATGGGCCGTAAAGCACAGCGTAATTTAGTTGTTCAATCAATTAAAGCGGCTATTGGAACAAATCAAAGTATAAGAGAAGAAGATACATTCTTTAATCTTATCGCAGCTCCTGGATATCCAGAGTTACAACCAGACATGGTTACATTGAATAATGACCGTAACAATACTGCATATATTATTGGTGATACTCCATTGCGCTTACCTGATCAAGCGACCGATCTAACAAATTGGGCAACCAATGCAGCCGGCGCAACAAGCACAGGCGAAGAAGGATGGGTAACACGTGATAGTTACTTGGGTGTATTCTATCCAAGTGGTATCACTACAGATTTAACAGGCGCCGCAGTTGTCGTTCCTGCAAGTCATATGATGTTACGCACATTCTTACGTAATGACACTATTGCTTATCCTTGGTTAGCTCCAGCAGGCACACGCCGTGGCACGATTGACAATGCTACAAACATTGGTTACTTAAATGCTACTACTGGTGAGTTCCAGACTGTTAAGAATCGTATGAGTATTCGTGATGTATTATATACAAATCAAATCAATCCATTAGCATACTTTACAGGTGTTGGCTTATTGAACTACGGTAATAAGAACTCATTTGATAGTCAATCAGCACTGGATCGTATTAACGTAGCAAGATTGGTTTGCTATATTCGTGAAAGATTGCAAATTGCGGCTCGTCCGTTCGTATTTGAACCTAACGATGCAGTAACACGTAATGAAATAAGCGGTGTAGTTCAATCATTGTTCATCGACCTAGTTGCAAAACGAGGTTTGTATGATTATTTGGTTGTATGCGATGAGAGCAACAACACACCTGCTCGTATTGACAGAAATGAATTGTGGATTGACGTTGCTATTGAACCAGTCAAGGCAGCTGAGTTTATTTACATTCCGGTTCGTGTATTGAATACAGGTGAATTAGCAAACGCTCAGTAAGAATATTCACCCTTGGAGACAGGGGTGAATTAAAGATAAATAAAGATATAGGAGAATAAAATATGGCAACAGCCTCACAATCATTGTTCAATATGACCGTTGCAGCGGATAATGCTACCAACGCACAAGGTCTATTGATGCCTAAACTACAATATCGTTTTAGAGCATTGTTCTTAAACTTTGGTGTAGGTGGTTCCACTACAGAATTAACGAAACAAGTAATGGATATTACTCGTCCCCAAGTTCAATTTGATGAAGTAACCTTAGATGTATATAACTCAAGAATTTATCTTGCAGGTAAACATGCATGGCAAGAAACTACAGTTAATCTACGTGACGATGCTCAAGGCAACGTTAGTAAATTGGTTGGACAACAAATTCAGAAACAAATGGACTTTGTTGAACAAGCTAGTGCCGCAACTGCACAAGATTATAAGTTTCAAATCAATTATGAAATTCTTGATGGTGGTAACGGTGTACTTACACCTTCTGTATTAGAAACCTGGGAATTGTATGGATGCTTTATTAAAACAGCCAACTATAATAACTTGGATTACAAAACAAGTGACCCAGCTACAATTCAGTTAAGCGTGAGATTTGATAATGCAATTCAGTCACCATTGACTTCGGGTATCGGTACAAATGTAGGTCGTGCATTTGGTGGTACAGCAGTTACTGGTATCGGTTAATAAGAGTAATTAATGGCTGGGTTCGTTCAAAACCTATTAACTGACGCCGCAACATCGTTCTTTACTAATGAATACTTGCGTGATTACCAACACGCAAGTAAAACATTTAGAACAAATGCTTATGGGTATTCACCCAAGTTTAAGTTTCTATTCCATGTTTATTTTGATATTAACAAAGACTACATCGGTGCTACACAAGGTTGGCCTCAAGATCAAAATTTTGGATTAGCCGTTAAAAATATACAACTACCTAAGTATACATTTGATTTAGCTACACTAAACCAATACAATCGTAAACGAGTAGTGCAAACTAAAATCAAATACGATCCTATTAACGTTGTATTCCATGATGATAATCAAAATTTAATTAAAAAATTATGGTATACGTATTACACATACTACTATAAAGATGCAACACAGGTGGATAGTAATACCAATACAACTATTAGCGGTGTTGCAGCTAGGTTTGGTGGCGACAATGCAGTTAGATATAATTTAAATCGTAGAAATATTTACGATCCTACTATCACTGGCAATGATGACTGGGGATACATAGGTGAGACTGGTAATAGTCCAGCAACTAACTCAGCCGCAAGTTTAGGCATAAGCAAAGCACCGTTCTTTAAGGGTATTAATATATACGGTTTCAACCAACATAGTTTTTCTTTGTATAGACTAATTAATCCTATCATTGAAAGTTTTAGCCATGACACGTACAATTATAGTGAAGGTGGTGGCGTGATGGAAAATCAAATGACTTTGAATTATGAAACTGTAAAATATTATGAAGGTGCAGTTGATGGTCGTAAGCCGTATGATATTGTTAAAGGTTTTGGCAGTAATGATCATTATGATACTGTACTAAGTCCTATCGCTCGTCCCGGTTCAAATGCAACTATATTAGGTCAAGGTGGTCTTGTTGATGCTGCTGGCGGCATATTAGATGACTTAGAAAACGGCAACATTGTAGGAGCAGTACAGAAAGCTGGCACCGCGGCTAATACTTTTAAAAATCCTCAAAATATATTAAGAATTGCAAAGTCAGAAGCAATGGGTATAGCTACTAACGCTTTACAGGGGACACCTAATCGCAACACTGCATTTAATTTCCCAACTCAAGCAGCCAGTGCAATTAGGAATGCTCCTAACTCTATTAATGGGGCATACAGCGATATTAGATCAACACCTAAACAAGTCACATAAATACTTTTACGAGGTATATTATGGCACAAACAATAGATGCACCAAGAAGTCAGTTAGATAACACAGTACGTGTATTTGATCAATTTTATAATTTTGATTTAGTTGTAGAGGCTAATCAATATGAAATTATATATAGTTATTTTTATTCGCTATCTAAAAGCGAAAACGTAGCTAAAAATTTTACAACAATCATTTTTAGAATTTCTAATATCACTGGTGAAAATCCATTGATATTGTTAGAAGAAATTAAAGGTTCTAATGGGTTATCTACCGCTAATGCATTGGTTGCATACTATCTAAACAGTTTGAAAAGCAAAACAACTTTATATGGTGTGAGTTCTATTCCTCAACCTAATCAAGTAGTAGCTAGAAATGCTGTAATATAATGGCAAACTTTGCACAGGGCATATTTGTGCCTAGAAATCCTGATAAGTATATTGGTAATCATACACCTAGATATCGTAGTGGATGGGAATTCACATTCATGCAATTCTGTGACGGCAACAAGAATGTAATTAAATGGGCAAGCGAATCAATACGTATCCCCTATCGTCATCCTTTAACAGGTAAAGTTACTAATTATATTCCAGACTTCTTTATACTATATGAAAACAAGTTTGGAAAACAGTTTGCTGAAATTGTAGAGATCAAACCTAAAAAACAAAGCCTGATTGAAAGTAGAAAGGCTAGCGCAAGAGATATAGCAATTGTTGCTATTAATCACGCCAAGTGGGCTAGTGCTAAAGCATACTGTAAACAATATGGATTTACATTCCGTGTAATCACAGAGGATGACTTGTTTTATAACGGTAGGCGTAAGTAATAAATACTGCTATTATGGACAAATAGCATGACAAAAAAATTATCAGAATTGTTTGATTTACCTACAGAGGAATCATCATTAACTGAACCCATACTCGGCAAAGATATGGATTTAGTAACGCAAGAAACATACTCTACTTTAGATAAGATAGAACAAGCATTACCACAAGTTCGTGGGTTAGAAGCAAGTGATACTGAGATGGATGAATTGGCAAAACTGGCTCAAGACAGTTATAAAGATTTAATGGATTTGGGGATGCAAGTCGATAGCAGATTTGCTAGTGAGATATTCAATAGTGCTGGTACAATGTTAGGACATGCTATAACTGCTAAGACGGCTAAGATTAACAAGAAATTAAAAATGATTGATTTGCAGTTGAAAAAAGCAAGTCTAGATCAAAAAAATGTTGAGAAAGATAAAGAGATTGCAAATGTTCCACTAGGTGAGGGTAGCTTAGTGGATCGTAATGAACTTCTCAAGAGTATTCTGGCAAACAAAAAACCAGTAAATTGATAAATAATAGAACAGGAATAAAACAATGAAGAGCCTACGTCAATATTTAACCGAAAGTGTTAGAACATATCGCTATACAATTAAGATTGCCGGCGATTGTGAAAAAAACTTTTTGGAATTGTTCAGACATAATTTGTCCAAATTTGACCCAGTCAAAATTGATGATCCAAAAACTACACCTATTCAAAAAGATCCATATGGATTTCCTGACTTGCATAATGAGTCTATTACCATTATCAAAGCTGAATTCAAATATCCTGCAACTGAACCAATGATTCAGCAATGCGCTCAACATTGTGGTTGCAACATAAACAATGTCAGAGTAGTTACTACTGATTATGATGATAGCATCAATAGTGAAGCTGAAGGTTATGCTAATGAACAAAAAGATCAACCTTTATTACTAAAGACAGAGTTAGAAGATAATGGCAAAGAAGCTAGCAAAGAATATGCAAATCAATATCTAGATCGTGTAATGCCTAAAAAGCCTAGTATTAATATTCCATATGCAGGCAAAACTACTCCAGTAAGTCCTAATAAGAGCAAAGACGGAATAAACACAGTTAGTCCTATGACTAAAATGACAAGACCACAATTACCTAGTACAGGAGCTAGAAAATAATGATCGAATTCAACACCAGTCAACTTACATGGATTTTGGTTGGTGCCTTGGGAATAGGTGGCACAGGATATATTACAATGAATGACAATGTAAAAAACATTGACAAAAAAGTTGCTGTAACACATGCAAAAGTTGAAGATACAAACGACCGAATTGTGGAGTTGCAAAGACAACTTACACGTATGGAAGATAAATTAGATAAACGAGGATCACGATAATGGATTTTAGAAACCTATTACAAGCAATGAGTTCCCTTTCCGAAGGTGAAACAAAAGAAACACCAAAAGGACGAGTCCATAAAGGTGATTACGGTTCAAGTCATGGTAAAGAAGATGTACGTGACCAATACGGACATAAAGTCGGTAAAATTAATAAAGATGCTGAAGCTAAAAAAGATGCACCTAAAAAGGGCCGTGGTCGTCCTAAAAAGGGCGCAGATGATTCCGGCGAAGTAAAGAAATATGACACTACTGGTGTTGGTGATGTATTTGGTGGCGGTAAGAAGCCAAAGAAAGAAGTTGGTAAAGTTTCTAAGAAGCACAGTTTAAAAGAATACATTGATGAACTTCAAACTACAATAGTTAATGAAGGTGAGAAGGATACTTCTTGGATGAACAAACAAACTCAGGATTTCTATAATAAAAATCCTAATATGAAACGTAATGACAGAGAAGTTAAACACGTAGGTGATAGATTAGCGACTAAAGTTACACCAACAAATAAATCTGCTCAAGTTACAAAGAAACCAATGACAAATTTTAAAGAACAAGGTGTAGAGGAAGCAGTACGGGTAGCTTATAGAGACCCTACTGGGAAAACAGGCATGCCAGGCCTCCAAGGCAATACCGTACGTTATAAAAGTGCAAGCCAAGTTGCCGGAAATAAAGCAGCTAATCCAGATTCAGATTGGGTTCATAATTCTCAAACACAAGCACATAGAAATGCGGCTGCAGCCGCAGTAAAAGATGCACGTGCTAAAGGAATAACTCCCGGTAGTAATCAAGGCATAGGAATACACAAAGGTGTAGATGAAGATATGAACACGCAACAACCTGTTCAAATCAAACCAGCTAGTCAAACTAACACACAAGTTATTCAGCAAGGCAATAAAACATTAGGCACAGTTTCTAATCCTCAATTGGCTGCACAGATTAAGCAATCAATTGGTAAAGGTGAAATGAGTTTGAATACTGATGATCAAACAATGGCTGAAGATGCAGTTGATGAATCAGGATTACAAGCATATTTGGGTAACAAGAAATACGGCAAAGATGGTATGAATGCATTACGACAAGCTGGACAAAAACATGCTAGCGAAAAGACTAAGCAAAACATTCGTGCTAAGTATAG